CAACAAAGCGAGGTGGAAAAGTGAGTAAATCAGAACTGCGCCGACTAGAGATAGTTGCTCCTGGTGCTATTAAACAACTCCGCGAGCAGATAGCGCAGGAGATTGAGGAGTTGCCTTACTACGGAAGCGTTAAAGATGCGGTTGAGAACGCCGCCAAAATCGCTAGGGGTGAGAAATGAGTTACCTAAAAGATTTACCCTGCGCGGGTTGTGGAACTGAAAGCACTTACTACTTCCCCGATAAACCAACGGCGCATTATTGCTATTGTGAGTTTCGGTTTGAGATTGGCGAGCAGATAGCGCGGGAGATTGAGGATTACGCTGAAAAGAATCACCCAAAGCATAAATCAAACATTCTGTGCCAAAGGTGTGACATTACTGCGGCTTATCGCAATGCCGCCGCTATCGTTAGGGGTGAGAACCGTGCAGGCTAAAGATATTTCTACTGAGGATTTCCTTACGGCGATTGGAAAAGCCCTTGCGCTTACCCCCAACATATCCAATTGGACGAATTGTTTTCAGGTTGCAGAAATCCTCGAAGTACCTAAGAAGGTTGCTCTTGCAAAATTTAGGACGCTAAGAAAGCAAGGATTAGTTGATGGATGTGACTGCGGATGTCGTGGAGATTGGATGATAATCGCTAGGGGTGAACATGAGTAATTACTGTCCATGTTGGAGATGCAATATGGAGCCAGACGAAGTGGAGATGTATGAAGAAGACCCAGACCGACTACACGATGAAATGAAGGAGAACCTGCCATGAGCAAGATTATATTGGTACTTGATGTAGTGGAAGGTGTAGACCAAGAAGATGTAAAACTTTATATGAATGAAAAGTATCTTTTCGGATTAGAAGACAACAAAAAATTCATAAATGGTTGGACATATCACCTTGAAGAAGACGTCCACCAAGTAAGGGGCATTGCCCTTGTTGAACTGTAAGGAGAAATCAATTGTGTGATTGTAGTTGCCGAAATTGTGCAGATTTAATAGACGTACCAAGAATGAGAGACGCCGTTGTTAAGTGGAAAGATTCTGGCGAGATGGATATGCGTACCTTTGCGCTTATACCAGACGGTTGGGGAAACGACACCAAAAATCATCCATTTGATGATTTTGATGATGAAGTTTTCTATTGGCTCACGCCAGAAGAGTGGCTTGAGTTTGGAATCGGTTTTCAGAACGAAGATTGGAAGGTGATAGATACTGTCCAGTTATGACTATATTTGTGCAACCTGCGGGGGCACACAAGAGGTTATCAGGTCTATGTCTGATGAAGCCATAGCACCAATATGTTGCGGTAGTGGGATGAACCGCATCTACTCGGCTCCGCCTGCGGTATTCCGTGGGCAGGGCTTCTACTCAACAGATAACAGAAAGAGGTAAATGACAAAACTCAATAGAGAATATATCGAAGAGTTGTTAGAAAATGCACCTGGTCTCAAGAAGCAACTGATGGCTGATGGCATGTCTGACGACGATTACGAGGACATGATTGATTTCTTAACTTCATTGAAGGAGATAGTTAAGGAATAAATCTAATGTCGGGCGTGCCCGACGTTCAGACCAACTCTTCATACGAGGGCTCTTCATCAGGAGTTATGTCCGTTTCTTCTGATGGAGAGTCTTCATCTATCTGAGGGCGGTATCCGCCAAGAGCGTTGATAATCCTTTTAACAGCGCGACGAACTCTTTGGCGGGCCGCTTCCTCAGTATTCAACTCAAGTAACTTAGAGATATCGGAGTATTCATAACCCAATGCGAAACGCATTTGTAACACTTGTTGGTCAGGTGCAGATAATCCAACACAAATTTTGGAAATCTCCGCAAGCATCACTTGAAGATTGTTTCCCTCAGAAACCAATGTCGTGGTCTTCCCTTTACCAAGAATATTTAGAGGTAAGGCGTCAGTATGTCCCAACAAAACGCTGGGTAATAGAGTTTCGACCATTTCGGGTGTATAGAAAAACAAGTCGTCCAATTGGTACCCTAGACTTTTTGCTTTCCAAGATTGACAGTAATCAAGTGCAAGATTCCGTAAAGAACGATATAGTAAATTCTTTGTATCCCGCTCTTCTAAAGCCTCCCATTCGGTAAACTTTCTAGGATGTTTTAAGAACCAAGCATACAATTCCTGGCGGATATCTTCGATGTCGCACATGTCAAACTTCTTGTTGTACTCACTAGCAACATTGTCAACAATGTAAGACCATGGCGCAATGCGCTCCCAAGTTACTTTAACTGCGCTCATTTTTTGCCCTTCTTAAAGAAGCGTCAATACGCTTACATGTTTTACAAACCCTTGCATTGTCTCTTTTTGAATAACTTGTGTTCTCTTTTGTATATTCATGTCCGTGTTTGCAATGAGTTCTGGTAGCCCAACCCGCACGCTCTGCATTTATTTTCTGAGTAACTGCTTCCAAATGTTTTGGATTTATGCAAGAACGATTTTTACAAAGATGGTCTAGCACAAAACCTTTTGGTATTTCGCCAACCGACAGTTCAAACATAACTCTATGTGTCCTTGAATTTTTATTATTAAAAGACACATAGCCGTAACCGTCTTTATGAATATGACCCAACCACAACCAGCAATCTGTTTTTTTATTTATTGCTGTTTTTGATTTTAGATATTCTTTTGTTGTCTTAAACACTTATCCCCAACGCCAGCCGTCTACAATGAATGAGCCGTCTCGTTGGACAGGAATGGCCACAGGAGTAACTGTTTTGCCGTCAACATAGAGAAGGCCAAAACCTTTTTGCCAATTGAAGAGTCCACCTTTAATATATTTAGCCTTAGACCAGTCCATAAGATTGCCAGTCTCAAAGCCGTAGATGGTACGAGTATCATCAGCGCCGTAAGATTGACTATAAGGGACAACAGCCTGACGATGAGTGTGCCCACAAACGACAGACTTGTTAGTACGCTTAGCAAGATTAAGAGCAGTAATACCAGCAGTAGAGTTTTGGTTACCTTCATCGCCGTGCATAAGGAGCCAATCAGGCGCGATTTCGTAAGGGTCTTCATGGTATGTAATTCCTAACTCCTTCATGCGAAGGAAATTTGGTAGTGTTAATTCGGGTAGCCCAAGTAAGCCTGGAGCCTTTAGGCTGACATAGTTGAACAAGCGGTCAGTGTGGTTAGAGCGAGCCATGCGAGTGACTTGGAGTTGCTCAAGGATGCGACATGTCTCGTCACGATTCTTGCCAATAGAACCCTCAAACTCCATGATGGTACCGCGTGACCACTTGCTGATGGTCTGGAAGTCCATCTCGTCACCAACGGTAGCAACCTCGGTGGGCTTGAACTCTTTGATGAATGATGCTATGTTGTTCACTGCGCGCTTGTCGTGGTAGGGAACCTGGAGGTCGCTAATAGCGACGATTACCTTCACTTAGAAGCCTTCTTATGTTTGGTTCCAGTACGCACTTTATTCTCCTTGGCTACGTTTGCCCCATGAGATAGCGGGTCAAGATTACTCATTGTGTCATTCTTAGGACCGCCTTTGCGACCCTTGTTGTTCTTGTGGTCAACATCTACGTTCTTGGGAAGTGTATTTCCACTCTTTTCTTCATAGATATGACGAGCGGCGTTCTGTGTTTCCGTGACAGTTCGCTTACCAACCTTCTTGGCAATGACCTCAACTGGACGTCCGCCGTTTTGCTCGGAGCCTTTGTATGGTCCGTAAACTTTCTTGCCGTTTTCAATCTTTACTTTTGGGTGTGAACCAGTCATGCTTTCATCTCCTTATTTAGCCACTTGACTATTTCTGGGTTGTCTTTAAGCATGTCTATGAAGTGAAAACCAAGCAGGTCTGCGACCTCTTCTTCTCGGAAATGCTTGTTGTTTCTTAACGGACTTTCGTTGATAAGGGCATGGACAATCTCGTGCATGAGCACTCGAAATGTTTTACCCGCTGGTAGGTTTGGCACAATCTGTATTAAATTTTTATCTGGCGTGCACAAACCATTGTTTTCGGTTGATTGGTAGTCATACTTAACTTCGTATGAACTACCATAAATTTTTACTGATATGGGTTGGGTCACTTAGCCCACTCCCTAATGCCGAACTCAACTGCTTCCTCAAGTTCTTTAAGGTCGTTATCGTTCTCAATGTAGAAGTCAAACTTGGCGCCGCTGAGAGCGTGCTCGGACTCATGTTCGTTGACAGCGTTTATGCCCATACGAGAGATACGACCAACCTTGCCACCAGCAGAGCGGATTGCTTCTAATTCGTTTGGGAAGCGAACGTCTGTGATGACGTAGTTTGTACCATCTTTAAGGACTTGAGCCATTACTTGGTCAACCCAAAAGTACTCGCCAAAGACCTCGCGGGCGGCTACACCCAGGATTTGGAGAGCCTCGCGGATATCTGGGTCTTGCTTCACAGCATCCCAGCCAAAGGTCTCTACCTCTGTCTTTAACAGACCACCTTTGTCGGTGGCAAGCAGGAACTCTTTAATCTTGTCAGCAAATGCAAGGCGTTTCCAGCCATGCTTCTCAACAAGAATGTTGGCAATTGTGTCTTTGCCAGATTGGGCATAGCCCGATAATCCAATAATCATGCCATACTCCTTGTCGTTGCTGTTGCTGTTAGTACAGCACCCACTTCTTGAAAGTGCTTGCCCAACTCTTCTAGTGTGTCAAACTCTGTAAGACACACGTCACACTTGTGCTTCATTTAGTCCCGCTTTCTCTAATAGTGCTTCTTTTCCATGCTTTACATAAAAACTGTTTACATCTTCCCCGTCTGGTAACTGAACAACCGTTACAGGGAGTTCTCTCGCCAAACCACGAGCAAACTCAAGCCCAGGGTTATCTCCGTCAGCGAAAACATATATGCGCTCAAAGTCGGCCAAAATCCGTGAGTAATGTGCCTTCCAACTATTAGCCCCAGGAACCCCAACAGCAGGGATACCAACGCACTTACTAAGAGTAAGCGTGTCCAACTCTCCTTCGCAAACCGCAATCCAGTCCCCCGCCCTTTCTACATCTTTTACGTTGTACAACTTGGTTACTGCTCCCGCCATTCCCATGTACTTTGGTTCAACAGCGGGGTTAAGCGCTCTAAATCGGATGTCAACAACTCCAGTCTTCGTAATGTAAGGAATCGCAAGGCGTCCAATATAGGCTTCATGTCCAATCTCAGGCTGACTGACTACGCCTAATCGCGCCGACAAGGCCGCTTCTCTGGTTATACCCCTTTGGTTGAGGTAGTCCGCCGCCATATCTATGTCCTTCGCGTAGTTGGTTGTCGCCTGCTCCAACAATTCTCTTTGCGAACTCGCGTGCTTCGTTGACACTTATTCCCTCTCGTAGTGCGATGATTTGTAATGAATTTCCGCCGACTCCGCAGGCAAGACAATTGAACAAGTTAAGTTTGAAATTGATGCCCGCACTAGCGTGTCTGTCATCGTGGAAAGGGCAAGTGATAGGGCCACTACCTGACGACCTGTTAGCGAGCCAGCCGTAATGCTCAAGGACTCTTCCAATATCTGGTAACTCACTCACAACACATCCCCAAGTCGTATGACCAAATATGAATCTTCAAAAGATTTTCCTCTCGCTTTAATCAAGACTACTGGTAAGACGCTAGTTTCGCTGAGACCGCGCGCCTTAGCGTAGAAACCTCGTTCGCGGCTTGCTTCTCTAAGCCATCCAGGTAGGTCAATACGTCCCGAACTTCCTGGGGCTTTACATTCGATAACCACGTGTTCTCGTTGGAGCCACTTGGATACTGAAACGTCACCTTCATCCTTGGAGCCCGCTCTAGCCAACCTTTCGGCTGAGTAGCCTCTTGCTCTGAACTCGTCCCTTGTGTCAATTTCGTACCCCGCTCCCCGTGCCTTGTGTGTCGCTCTCGTTACCATCTATGCTCGTTTCAGGAACCACAGAATCAACAGCAATAACATCATCTAACGTACCCGTTTCTATTAGTTTAATACAGATTTTATATGCCATTCTGGCATCAAAATTGGTTTCCTTATCAAGACGAGACTTAATAAGTTTTACTAGGTTTGCTTTCATCACTTGCTCTGCCTCAACAAATACGGCTTGAAAAGCCTTCATGTCAATTACTGGCGGTTTCTTTTTGGCTGTCATATCCTCACGCGTTCTCTGGTATGTCGTTGACGTAGCAATACTCACCGTTGAAGGCAAGGTATGCCATTACAGATGTTCCGTTGGCGTCTGCGCGCCCGTACCTGTTCTTCACCACCGCTACTGCAAGTGTGGTACCCACCTGTCCGAGTGTCAGTATCAAGGCAGGTAGTTGCGCTACTTTGCCTTGGAGGGCTGACCGAGGTTGACAAGGGGTCCCCTGCACCGCCTCGGAGGTATGATGAAGAACTAGTACGGCGGCGTTTGTCGCACGGGCTAAATACTTCAACTCTTTCATAATGGCACGCATAGAGGCAAACTCTTCGCCACCGTCGGTGGCTACGTCCATCAGGTTGTCAATCACAATCAACTCTGGGGCTTGGCCCCATACTTCTTCAAATGCTTTTACCTCTTCGGCAATATCTTCAAGGGATGGACTGGACTCAAAAGACCACTGTATATGGCTTCCCCTTGCCAGTACAGAACGAGTCCAACCCACGTCCTCTGTTAACAACCGCTCTACATCTGTCTGCGACTTATTGGTTATCATGGATGCTAAACGCATTGCCATTGTGTGTGCGCTTGAGTCCGCACAGATGTATAGGGTTGGAACCTTCATTTTAAGCGCAAGCGCTTGGGCCAACATAGACTTACCAGCACCAGGAACAGCGGCGATAACCGACAGTTCCGAGCGACGCAAGACAATCTGCTGACTGTCAAATGCGTTATAGCAAGAAGGAAGGGGCTCGCCACCGATTGATGCTCGCCCAACAGAACGAGTTAATGTCTTCATGTCTTACCCCTTTCTCCTAGAACATTGGTTGGTCTATTAGTTTGCTGGCTTGCACTGCTCTGGGCCCTGTGGAAGTGGGCAACTCCAGAACGCGTAAGGCTTCCCCGTCTTTGACGAAGTTCCCGACTTGTAGATTCGCGCGCCGTGGACGCACGTTGGTACTGGTGTATTTGACACTGGTGGTGCCCAACCCGTTCCTGATGGCGCTTGAGGCGCCTGGCTTTGAGTGGAACCACCCGTTGATAAAGGGGCAAGTGTTGACGCACCGTTCAACTGCTTTGCAACAGCCGCAATTTGCGTAGCCAACTCGTCCTCTGAAATGTCACCAAGCAGAATAGCCAACTCGGCACCAGTGTTGGCACGGACGTTAATCATGTCCTGACCAACCTTAAAACTTACTTGTAACTTCCAATCCTCAGCCATTAGTACCCTCTATCTCGGTTGTCGTCTGCAGCAAATCCACCAAATCGAACTGGTGTGCTAAAAACAATTCCGTATGGTGGTTGGTGAGATTCGTTAGGTGCGCTAGTACCAGGCATTGGTACTGGGCGCGTATGAAGGCCTATGAAAGACCTAAACTCGTCACGGGTGATAAGGCCCTTATCCCAAGCCTCAATTAACTCACCCATGGTTGCGTCATCTATCAACTTTTGTCTCCTTCTTTGTAGAAAAATCACAGACCTGATTAAAGTCACAGAGTTTGCAATTTGTTTGGTTAGGTATAAAGATACCAGACTTTCTGGCTTTGTCAAATTGCGCTACCAAAAACGAAAGTTTCTCGTAGTTGTAATCTGACAAATCAATCCAGTCTGACAGGTCGGCCTTGCGGGCCATGTAGAAATTGCCATAACGGACCTCTACTCCGTAAGCAATCTCGATAGCCAACTTGTAAAAACCAAGTTGGAGTGATGATAGATACTGCTCGCTTGAAGATGTCTTTAGGTCAATGATGACCAACTTGCCGTCAACCTCAAAGATGCGGTCAATGATGCACTTGATTTGGATATCGGCAATAGGCACTTCAAGTTCTAGTTCGATTGCTGGACGCCCGTCTGGCGTTGTCCAGATTTTCCAATGTGGATTATCGTTACGCCACTCAATGTAATCCAACACAAAATTTGGACCTTGCTCGTTCCACCACTTGACGTCTTCCTTGTTGGGATTAGCCTTGGTAGCACGACCACCAACCTTGGCTGTCTTTAGGTCTTTATCACCTAGGCAGACTTTCCAAGCCTCTTTCCATAACTGCTCATGCTGTGTCAAAATAAACTCCAATGTGTGTTACCCCATTTTGGGGCGCTAAATTTGGGAACTCACTTGCTTTGAAAATCTTGTAGACCGAGTTGTTGATGTAGACCGTTTCAGGTCTATCTATGCCAATTGGACTCTTGATTTTGGGTAACTCCATGAGAATACCATCCTCTGGACCCCAGTAAAGTTCAAGGTCAAACGGTGCTTCGGTCATAATTTTCCGCCGCTAGGTGGAAGGCTGAACCCCCTACGGACCAAACCGAATCTGGTCCCTTGAGTTTGAGCATGCGTCCAAGGTAGTAAGCCCAACCACAGGCTAGGTATGAGGTGATTGCGGAGTAACTTGCGTATTCTGGTAATGGTGCTTCGTTGTCAATTTGTACTGTCATGGCGGTAGTCTGACACAGTGTTTGGTTGTTGTCAAATTACGCTATAAGAATTACTGTCGGGCACGCCCGACGACCAATATTTGACAACCCGTTTGGGTTGTGTGTATAATTAAATATAAGAGATATAGGAGACGGCTTTGGGGCCGTCTCCGTATAGATATCAGATAGGGAACCTGTTTGGTTCCCATTATATATAGGAGATTTCAGATGTCAAATCTTGTTAAAAACTGGATACTTAATTCCTTCTTTGTGAAAGAAGAAATTAGATTGCGAACATCATCGGCCTATTCAATAGGCCATGAAAGGGGATGGGTAATAGGCAACAAATTTGGCTTAAATCAAGGCTACCAACAAGGATTTAACGATGGTCTTGAATACGAAGACCGTGAAGATGAAGTGGAAATGAACAGAACCGAGTGGGAAATCAACCGAGAAAATCGGGATATTCAAGTGCTAACACAAGCATTTTTAGAACGTGAACAACTTGCAGAGGAACTCAAAAACTATGCCGCAACCTCAGATGTCACACTAAGAATCTACCCATTTGCCAATAGAAACTTCTAGTCCAGAGACGACAAAAGAGCCCCATCCAAGGGATTACCTTGGTGGGGCTTCTTTGTGGCCTTAAAACCGATTCTGGGGCGTTTTAAGGGTATTCAGTAGACCACTGGTACTGGACCAGTTGGGGATTTCTTGTATGCGTAGGCTGGCTTGATTAACTGGAAAGGAGCAGTTATCTTGCCAATCAGGTCATACGGACCAGGAGCACCAAGCGTGTGGTAGGCATCCAATGCTACGTTCGGATAGACGCAGACTGTACCATTGATGGTCTCTTGGAAATACTGCCCAAAAACCCAATCGCACGGCTCTAGGAGCCACTCTTCGCCCTTAGCGTTAGGCTGGGTATAGGTCTCAACATTGCCATCTGCAAGCATCTCTGCTATCTCGTGGCAAACAACCGTGATTAGGCCAGGAGTGAATAACTCTCCATGTACTAGACGGGCTGGGACAATTACCTTGCCTTTGACAATTGTGGCTTTTGTCCACAATGCGGGGATGTAGTGACCGTAAAGGCGTCCAGCGGCTCTTGGGGAGCAATATGCCACTGGGACGCCATTGATGCTTATGTGGTAACCACTAGCACCAATCTTACGATTTGCTTCGGTTAGATGAACAACCCAAGCCTCTGGAGATGCCGTGGTGCTGACCGTAACGGCTGGCTTTCCCACTGCTGTTGTAATCTTGGGTACAAAATGCTGTACCGCAAGGGTCAACTCTCCAAGGTCACCGTTACTGAGGACATCTGTGGTTATTTGGATAGCGGTCATTTGCCCGCTTGGTCTGTTTCAACATCTGGTTGAGATGCGGAAAATTCCAAATCCTTCAAGGTAATGCCAAGGGCTGGAAACTTCTTCTTGAGGTAGAGATTCACAAATGCTGGAACAGTATGGCGGATTTGTGGTACTGCCGCTGCCCAAACTGCCTGAGCGGTCCAGATTAACTCACCCTTTGAAAATGAGGTAATTGAAATACCCTTAGCGCTTGTATAGGCGCGAGCGGCCAAGTAAGCACCAACAGCCAAATGGCGTAAGTACGAATAGATAATTGTTTTCTTCATGGTTTCCCCTAGTTCACTATGCCATTGAAAATGGCTTGTATTTCTGTTTCTGTAATACCGTCTGTGTGTCCACCAGCAATGTTGTAGGCTACGGTAACATCTTTGTGGTTACCCCAGCCAGATACAAGGCGTTGTGGAATCTCAGAAATGGAGAGTCTGTGCTTTGCGATACGACGAAGGTTTGTCTCTTGGTTGATTGCTTGGATTGCTCCGTTAATCTGGGCCATTGTAAGCGGTGTACCGTTCAAACCAGTAAACTCAATGGATACAGAGATTTCGTTCTCGTCCCACTCGTTTACAGCCCATGCTGTGTCTTTTGGCATGACAGATTCAATAGCCTTGCCATTAAGGTCAATTACAAAGTCAAATGAAGCCTTGACGCAATGGTTGTGAAAGTACTCGCCCTCGCCAACGGCTGTATCGCCCTTTACTGCGGTTCTATGGAAATATCCACGAATGATTTTATGGCCATCTCGGTTAACACTCCAGTTGCCTGGGTTGCTTAAAATTACTTCGGTCACATGAACACCACCGCTTCGATAAGGTCGCCAGGGGTTGTAACCCCAGCAAGTTTGGTTACGAGCGCATTGCCCGTATTGACATAAAGTTCCTCGGCAAGTTCAGAGCAGATGTAGCCATCTTTCTCTGCCAGTTTCTTCATCAACTTGGTATTGGCTAAGACCTTGAGTCCGATAATACGGAAAAAAATTGTGAGGATATTTACCCAATTGTATGGCTTGGCAAGAGCCTTAAAGGCTCCTTTAACGATAGCCTCGCGGCTCTCTTCTTCGTTATACCAGATTTGATGTTTGTTCCAAACAATGTTGGTGTACTGTGTGACATAGCCAATGCGTACGCCGCTAGGCGTAGCCTCAACAATTAAACCATTGCCAATATAGACAAATACGTGATTCCACCTAGACAGAGTGCCTAACTGGATTAAGCGTGCTGCAAAACCATTGGTTCGGACAATGCCCAAATCACCAGGTCTTGGTTTATAGTCGGTCATTCTTTAGATGCTCCCATATCTTGTTAACCGTTTTGTTCGTCTCCACGTCAACATCAAGGTCTTTCTTGACCGCTTTGCGGTCTCTTTCACCTTGGCGTGCGTCAGAGTTCAACAGCAATATACACATGATAATGGCCTCAAGTGAGACGATAAGTGTCAAAAGCGAGTACGGATTTGGCTCAACGGGGAGAGTAAACCAAATTAACCACCATAGCGCGTGTGCAAGCATTGATTGGGGTGTTCCCAACCAGTACGAGGCCAGGTCTGCTAATTTGTGAAAAAACTTCACTCTTTCTCCAATGCGTCCAATCGTGCTTCGTGATTACCGTCTGTCTTTGTAAGGTCCTGAACCGTGTCCCAAATCTTGTTAACGGTGTCTTTAAGACTTCCACCGCCGTTAGGCTTGAGTTCTTTGACTGCGTGTGTTAAGTTTTCAAGGATTGGCTTTACATCAATATCGAATTTCTTGTCAACCACGTGGCGGATAACAACAAGAAAGCCAGTTCCAAGGCCGCCAAGAAAAGCGCCAAAGCCTGACAAAATAAGGGCCCAGTCGGCCCAGGAGTTGAGATTCATTAGATTCCTTATGAGACAGTACGGATAGTGCAATACAAAACCCCACCATCACCAGAGAAGGCTCTATCTGGGGCGGTGATTCTGGTGTATTTTTGTTCTTCAATAATGCAACGAACTTGCTCACCAGTGCTAAAATCCTGATAAGTGATTACGTCTCCATCATTTTCTATGTTTTCAAGTGCTGCTCGGTTGTAATCGGCTTGACCGATATAACCCGTTTTGTTGTTATTTCTATCTTTACCAAAATTGTAGTTAAGCAGGGGAAGTTGAATCAGACGTTGACGCTTAACTGCTGGTATTGATTTGAGTTGGTATCCAAAGAAAACATCTTCTGTACCAACTTGTTGTCCGCTTCCAGCGGTTAACTGGAATCTAAGACCAATTGATTGCTGAGGGGAATCGTCGAGAGCATCAATTGCTGTAAGGTCTTCTGTATAGTCGAAGGTGTTATCTGTGCTGATAAGCGGGATAACTGTTTGGTCTGGGCGCACAACTGAGGTTACAAGGGTTCCAAGTTGGTTTGCCTGCATACGCAATTTGAGCAACTCAAAGTGTTTATCCTCAAGAGTAAACTGTCTAATTTGTCCAATTTGAAGGTATCCGTTAGCCACAAGATTTGTAGACTGTTGGTATATTCCTACGCCAGAAATGCCGAACATAAGCGTATTGCTGTTGCCAAGGCTTGCCACGGCAGAACAAGCGGCGGTTACGGTTGGCGTCCTAAGATGGCTTGCGTAACCAAATTGGTTAGTTGCAATCTCTTTGGAAAGGTCAATCTTGACCAACCCAGAACAGAATGTTCCGTCGCCATTGTCAATGTAGTTTGTTACCGTGCAGTAGGCATAGCGGTCTTGGAAAGCAACGCTAGTAACTGGCGAACCATTAAGAACGCTGTTGGTAACGGTGTCAAAACCAGATGTGACAAAGGAAAGGGGGCCGTAGGTGATGTAGCCAGACGACAACCAACCAGAAGTATCAATCTGTCCAACACGCACACCCTTGTTGGTACCGATAATCAGATACTTGCCAAGGTATGAGCCAAGGGCGGTTACATACTCTCCTTGTGGCATTTCTGCCGCCGTGAGTGCTTTGTTAAGCAGTGGCACTGCTCCAGTGGTGTCAAGAGCGAGGCGAAAGATTGCCCCAGAGGTTCCAGCATAGCCAGAGACGTAGATTGCGTTTGGTCCATCACAGACTCCAGTCCAAACCCATGTAGAGGATGGGTGTTGATAAATTGGCACGTTGTTGTTGGCGACCATAACGGATGTGCCAAGTGTACCAGAGGCGTATGCAATATCTGCGTTAGTGTGGGCAATGGTAAAAGAGGTTGGGGATGTAATTGAGGTTACAACCCAAATGCCAGCATAGGCGGCGTTAAGCAAACCACCAGAAAGGGTAACCTGATAGCCTACATTGTAGTTATGCGGGGTAGCAGTCCAAATTGTGCCCACGTTGGATACAAGACTTGTGGCAACAATGTTGAGGGTTGAGATTGGGACAACCTCATATACGGCATTGTTGATGCCAGCAATTACGCGCTGTTTGGCATAGCCAAGTTTGCCAGCGGTTATCGTGCCAAGTGTGGATGGGTTGGTAAAGATTATAGAACCAGCACCACCATTAAGCAGACCACGATAAATGCCAGTAGCGTTGATGGCATACCAGTAAAGCCCGTCTTGGGTAAGGTCAAAAATGTTTCCAGTTCCACCCCAGTTAACGGTGGTTGTGGTAGTTCCATTGTACATATACAGGTTGGAACCATCTGCAAAATACACCATGTCTACGCCAAGATAGTTGGCTGAAATCATTATTGGTGTGTTAGTAACAGTTTTAATCTGGGTTACATCTGGGAGAAGCGTTACACGACCCGCATTAAATACCTCAACACCAGCCGATTTATGAAAGCGGTATTGGACATTCTCGCCCATGATAGGTTCTTGGAAGCGCGCACCTGCTCCATAATGGAATGAAGATTGTGACCTAAGCCACCAACCAGTGATACTTTGCTCACCAGGCTCTTTTTGGGTATCTGTCTGTTGTTTTCTATATGGTGCTGTCGAACGAGAATATGGATACTTTTCATCTGTGGCAAACATAAAAGGGAGTCCGCCAATAGCGCAATCATAAAAAACATCAACATTTTGCCATGTTGTGCTTGAGCCGTAAGCGTGACCAATTGGTACAACTGGACGCTCGGCAATGTGAATAGATGCGCTAGTCACTAGACTCCCTTAAATTTGTTTATTAGACTGTTGGTTCAGCGGTCACATCAGAATTGGTCTGAGTTACCTCTGGTGTTGCTTCAACAACTGGTGCTACTGGTGCTGGCACTCCATTAACTGCCTCTTCTTTGCTTTGAGGCGGGAATGGTCCATTTGGATTTACAACGTAAACCTCATAAGCCTTGGCCCATTTATCTGCTTCATCATGCGAACCAAAAATGTCACCATTTGGGTATGTTGGTTGGTAAAGAAATGGAATATCACCTCCATCGCTAAATACACTGATAGCAAACACATTATTGTCGTCAATTACGTATGTCATTTTATTCCTTAGTAGGTTGTAGTTGGCTGTGAGTAAATACCGAATGGATTGGAAAGAAGTGTTGATGTGTGACCATACGTATCTACCATTAAGTTAGAACCGTTGAAAGCAACTGAGTTGTTAGGAGTTATGACTTGAGGATAGGTGTAGTAATTATTCCAAATTGCACCAATTTTCCAGTTAATTCCATCTGTCGAAAAAATAAGAAAGTTTTGGTTCAGATTTGTTATTGGTTGAGCAGTTCCAACTGCGAAAAATATTCCTAATGTTGCATTGTAATAGACTAATTGTATTGCAGTAATTCCACCAGGCGCTCCATTTGATGTTCCAAGTGAACGCTGAGTCCAAGTGATGCCGTCAGGAGAAGTTTGGTATGTGGATGTTGCATTCGACATCACGACAAAAAGAGAACTGCTTGCCGCCAAAGTTGGTGCCCCTGTCAACGAATAAGCCAAAGTTCTAGCGGTCCATGTAATGCCGTCAGGACTTGTCGCGGCAGCAGTTCCAGAAGCAGGAGTGGCAAGAAATGCAGTTCCATTCCAAACAATATATGCCCAAGTTCCTGATGTAATAGTGCGATTTGTCCAAGTTGCTCCATCAGGAGAAGTTGCGGAAACCGTAGAAGATGCCCCACCAACTGCGGCGAATACTGTTCCGTTCCACGCGATTGCGTTCCATACTTGCGATGTTGGAAGAGTTCGGGCTGTCCAAGTAATGCCGTCAGGACTTGTCGCAGCAACAGTTCCAGAAATTCCCGTTTGGATTGCGAGAAATACTGTTCCGTTCCAAACGATAGCCCCCCAACTGGCCGAAGATGGAAGTGCGCGCTGAGTCCAAGTCAAACCATCAGGGCTTGTGTAAGCGATTAATGTTCCGCTGACAACGGCGCAGAAAACGGTGCCGTTCCACGCGATAGCCGCTGCGGCTTGTGGGATTGTTCCATTCGCCCAAGTGCAACCTAGTGACATATTCTTAATCGTCATGGAAGTTGCAGATGCCGCCACGGTTATGACCGTTGGGTTAGAGTTTCCTGGGATTAGGTAAGAAACCGAGTTGATAGTGATTAGCATTGGATAGTCAGCAACTACCGAGTAAGTATTAGCAGGAATTGCGACCGTGACAGTCGCCGATGCAGAGGTCTGAGTGGCATTGAGAAAAATGGATTGGGCTGGAGCAGGTGCTCCAGAACCTCCAGCAGAAGTGAGTGTAACTGTCATTTATGCGACCTTCCATCCATAAGTGGTTCCCGTATAGAGCAATGTAATTGAAAAATAGTTGTAAGCAAGTATGAGGTTTTGGACAGAACCTTGGAAATTAAGACCATTGGGATTAACGGTTACGTTATTTGTTTGCGCCTGACCAGAAATATCAAGTATTCTTATTTCATCTCCCTGTGCGGGTGTTGCTGGAAGTGTAAGCGTCCAAGGAGAAGATGTGGTTAGAAAATATTGGTTACGGGCAACAAGTGTAGTATTTCCTGCTATTGCGGTGTTTGTCCATGGAATGATGTTGTTACCTGCACCAGTGATAGTTTTATTGGTAAGGGTCTGAGTATCAGTATTACCCACAACCAAGCCAGTAATTCCATGAACTGCTGTAGAAGCATTTACGTGTGCATTGGCTTCGCGCATGTCACGAGCAATGAGCACATGACGAACTGTCGCTCCAGCATTGTGGGTGATGGCAGTTGTACTATCTACTCCACGTGAAATTGTGGCTACAAGACCAGCAACCCCTGTAACATCAACCAACTCTTCGGCAGATGTTCCATAGTCTAAAGCCAAGGTAAAAGGATAGGATGTGGGCCAGCCAATTGTGGCGCCAACCGACATGCTTGTAGCACCAGTAAGAACCTGTGCTTGCAGGGTTGTATCCTGCGCCACGCTGGAGTAATAGCGAAGTGTCATTTATTTTCCTATCTTGTCCTGTGAATACGTGGAGGAAATTGCTGTTGTTGACGTCTAACTTCCGTCAAAAGCCTGTCTTGGTACATCTGCTTTAGTATCCTCGAAAGGTTGGCTCCAGTACCGACTGGGTTGGCTCCTTGACCACCTACCGCGGCTGCCTCTGCCGCTACTGCCGAAATACGGCCAAGGTCTAGAAAGGCTGCCACACGATAGGCTGCCCCAAGGATAACAACCTCACGACATGAGGTTGGCAGGCCCGTGGTTGTCTCAAAGATATCCGTCAAATTTACCAAAGTTGGTGGCTTGTTGGTGTACCTGATAGATACCGTTCTTCCAGCCACAATTGGGCTGTAAAGGGTTATTGTCTTGCCAGTGGTCCAAGTGGTAGGGTCGGCTGTCAAATCAAGTCTGTAGTCCTTTATAGGAATCCACTCTTTGGTTGGACCAACTGTCTGCCATGCTACCGAGATGACGTTAATTACATCTGCTGGGATGGAATAGGTATTTACCGCTGGGGAGAAAGAAAAGGTTGTTGTTCCGATGCCATAAAGGTCTGGGTATACAGCGTCAATGGCGGCATTAAGATTACGTTCAATTTCAAAGCGTGGGAAGGTGGGAGCAAGGGTGATGCGAGCACCAGCGCTGTGCGAGGCGGCTGTAGTCCCGCGCATGCCGCGACCATAGGCGGGAACTACGGCCGTATTGGTTAAAGGTGACCAACTATCTACCCAGATAAGTTCATCATCTATTTCAACCAAACCTCGTGATACCTGGATGCTTCCGTTGGTGACAAATGTAAGGTCACCTGCGGCCATGCTGTTGGTAAGTGATGTGGCCTGGTCTTGGGTGGCTGTATAGCCCGAAAGGGTAATTGCCGTTTCGTTGATTAGGTCTAAAAATGTTGATGTCATTACGAGACAATCCTCCGAGCGGCTTCGTCTTCACCAAGTCCCATAGTGTTGTTATAAATCATGTTCAAAANCCCAGGGACATCAAGATAGAGGTTTTTGCCACCATTGCGAAATGCGTAGATGGCGTTTAGAGCGTCAATGCCACGAGACACTTGAACTCCAGTTACGNTTTTGCCCCATGTTGTGGCGGCACCGTTGAAGTCTAACTGTGGCACTCCATTGAGCAAAGTGCCAGCAAGACGATTAAGATGATAGACTGTTGTGAGTCCGTCTCCTGCGGCCATTTTTGCTCCTTAAATTACTTGCTATTACCTGGGTTGTTTGTTCCACCTACACCATCATACTTGCCGTACTTATCCTCTGGACGGCCAGTCCAATTGGCTTGCTCCAACCCNTGTGGGGTTGTGACGTTCTTACCGCATCCGCAACTAGCGCACATTGTTTGCTCCTTATTTGACGTTATCTAGGAATTTCATTACTTCTGCTTTTTCAGCAGTCATTGTCTTGGCGCTACCCATAGTGTCTGCATTAAAAGCCATGCCAGACCTATCACTTGCGGCTATTGCCTCGTCAATATGTTTGCGGGTTGTACCCGCTGGTTGTATACCTTGTTTGCGAGCAGACCTGTAGTCGGCCAACTCTTTGTCCCACTTTTTCTGAGGCATTGAGTTAACTCTTGAGGCATCTCCAGGGTTCAATTCTAATGTCTTGACTTTACAAGCAAAGCAACCTTCCACGTATTCAGNGTGAAAATGCTCTGGTTCTTTATCTTCAAACTTGGGCAATTTCTTCCAAGTAATGTCACATTTGGTGCAACCATAAAGGGTAACTATAGACTTGCAATTACGCTTTCTGTCTATACCCCATGTGACAAC